ACACCACGTGTAAGACTTATTAAATTCCCTGTATATTGTTTTGATACAGAGACAGACAAATACAATACACTTGTTGGTTATGAAGGCAGAGCCTTTGACCGCATTAGATTATTAGAAGATATAGAAAAAACAGGTGATGTTATTACCTGGCAAGACCTAAGTATTGGCGAATCACAACAAGCGGTAATAGAACAGGTTTCTTTTACTCGTATGACACCACCAGACAGACGATTTGATGGCTTTGGCGGCATCATTGAAATCACTATAAGAACGGTATAATAATATGACACCTAATGACTGGGCAGCCCTTGCTGTCGCACTCACATCCCTTATAGGAGCACTAGCAATTGGAGTAAGACACTTAGTTAAACATTATTTGTCTGAACTTCGCCCCAATGGAGGCTCAAGTGTCAAGGACCAGGTCAATAGGTTAGAAGAAAAAGTAGAGTTGTTAACAGAATTTGTATTACAAGCGCTAAAGAAATGAGAAACAATGAGTGTTGCAAAGAAAGCCACACCTGCTGCAATTGCTGTGTTGCGACAAGCGACGGCATTAAGACCAAAACGAAAGAAAGCAAGTGATGGTTTATTGCCATCTGCTGCTCATTTAAAACATAGTCCTGTCTCGGACCATAACACAGGATTTGCAGCCGATTTAACTCACGACCCTAAGAATGATATAGATTGTTTTGAAATCTATGAAAAGTTACAATCAGATAAGCGGGTTAAGTATTTAATATTTACTGGTAAAATTTGGTCAGCCAAAAATGGTGAATCAAAATATACTGGAGTAAATCAACATAATAAACACCTACATATTTCCATCAAAGATGACTGTGGTAAAGATACTTCACCTTGGTTTTCTTGGTTGGGAAAAGCAACAACACTAAACAAAGTGGTAGCGGCAACAAAGCCTTTACCGAAGAAGGAGAACAAATGAAAGATTTAATTGCTAAGTTAAAAAGCAAAAAGACTAAGGCTGCATTCAAGTCTTATGTCCGTGCTGTACTAGCATCAGCAGTAACAATGGGACTAGCACTGGCTGCTGACCTATCACCAGAGTATGCAATCCTAATCGGTTCTGTAACCGCACCATTGGCTAAATGGGCAGATAAGACCGAAAAAGAATATGGTCTAGGCTCTAAATAAATACCCTTAATTAGCCTTTAAAGGCTGTTTATAGACACAAAGAACCCCCGCCTTAGTAGAAATACTAGGAGCGGGGGTCTTTTTTGTTTTCTAAGCAGTTCCCCTCTACTTAGACAACTCTTGTGTGACTTGTAAAATTCTTTCTGGTTTAATTAAATAGCCCTTACTAGGATTGGGTGGTATGTTACAGGTAATTGGATGACCCCAAATGGAAACCGCTTTCCTTAGTGTCTCGGTTAATACTAATAGTACATTTCCTTCTAATACAAATGCCCAGTAATCAGCCTTGGTTGCTGATAAACCAGATGGATACCATTCGTTATTATTGTGTGACCAGCATACTGTTTCTATGTATAGGTTACCAGTATCTTTCCATTTAAGGTCTGTCTTTACTTCAATAGTTTTGCCATTGGTTAGTAGTTGATTAACTAATGATTCACCTTCATGACCAACTGATAAATCTAAATCAAAGTCAGATAGTTTTGACATTATATTCCAATGGTAATTTATCCATTAATGATAGATGTTCTGCTGGAACGTACCAAGATTTTTCATTATATTTAAATTCATCTATTTTACATTGACTGCCATATAACCATCCAACTGCTTTATATGGAACACCTAACCAATCTGGTCCAGTGCGTCTAGTTTTATGACGCATGCCGTCAGTCATTAGTATGTATACATCTGAATCATTATCTCTATTTGTGTATCTTAATTTAGGTTGGTCGCTAAATGTATAACGGATTTCTCCAAGACCAGGAATATCTAATTCGCTTTTCCATTTATTAAAATGAGGAACAAAATTTGTATTGCCAATCATTCTGGCAAAAGCCAACTCGCTACCAGCAGCAACCACATGTTGCCATAATTCCCACAAATCTCCCTCTGAATAATTTATATTACGAGTAGGGTCACCAAAATATGGTTTCTGTCTTTGGTATCCTACCTCAACTGCAATGGCTTCTTCTTGTGGCGTTAAAGAGTATGATGTTTTTATCATGCTATATCCCATGCAAGGTAGATAGGTTCTGAAACAATACCTAATTTTTTACGCAAGCGTTGTCTTTCTCTGGGTGTAGTACCTGCCCAATATCCCATAACATTGTGCTTTAATGAATATTCTAAACACTGGTTGCGTACTTCGCAACCTGCACAAATCCGTTGTAGTAAATTTTTTTCATCGTAACTTGGCTCATCATTTTTAGTAAACCATAACTCTGTATCTGTACCAACACATGATGGTGTTGATTCCCATTTAGGATAATCGTTCATTCATCCTCCTGTTGAGTAGAAGCCTGAGCCTTTAAATTGAACTGCTGGAGCAGACCATATACGAACCATTGTATTTCCGCAAGAGGCGCAAGACGGTGCAGCAGAATCATTTGTTTCTACTACTACTCTGCATACCCTGCATTCAAAATCATAATAAGGCATTACATGCAATCCATTCCTATGTCATCTATTGGGGTGGGTAGGGTTACTAGTGAGCCACAGTCTACACACTCACCATCTAAAAAGTAAAACGATATCTCACCAGACTCAAAGGCTACTATTGCTGTAAACAATTCTGAACCACACAAACAGATATCCCCTATTGGATTACCACGTAAGTCCATAGCATTACTATAATCTTTTTGAAATAAATCTTTTATTTCTTTAGGCTCTTGTGTCATCTTCTTCTTCATTTTCTTCTTTGTCCACAAGATTATCTGTATCATTGAAGGACCTCCAACCGCCTAGTATTCTGATTAAGGAATTAATTGCACGGTTAACTCTCATGCGTGCACCATCTGCAGAAGTGTTTAGTTCTTTACCAAGGTCTGTCCACTCGCAATCTTCTACTGTAAATTTTAATCTTAAAATATTTTGCTTAGCCTCTGGCAACTGGTTGAATGCCTTCTCTATATCTGACCTGAGTACTAGCCAGTTAGTTCCATCTGTAACCTCACCTGACTTACCAAACTGGAAGTTAAGGTCTTTAATTTTTGTAGGTATTTCATAACTATCCCCCAAAATAGATGGGAGAAAGGCTTCAATAACTGAAGCATCGTAGTAATAAAGGTCAACCATATCGTAGCCAAACTTACGAGCCTTTTCTTTTTCACAATAAGTTATGGCTGCATTACGCAATGATTTAGCAATTAGTTTTTCTCTATCTTTAGGTGGTAACTTAGACCATTCTGTATATTTATTTGGGTGTGTAACAAACCACAACCATAGGACTTGCCTTATATCTTCTGGTTCAATTATAGAATATTTTCTGGCGTACTCCATGCCAAGGGTGGACACAAGCAAATCATATTCCTGTACCCACGCCTCAGTCATTTGTTAATCTGTGCCTTCCCACTGTCCTCTTTGTACCAATAGTCCTATTATGGCATAGTTAGCCAGGTCTATGAGGGTATCTTCAATAGATTCAAAGTTGGGCGTGGCGTCCTTGTCGGCCAAGTTATTTAACCTAGCCAACTTGTCATACATCCTGACACGCAGCCCATTCATAGCCCCACCAGGGGCAAGGGCTATGTTCAGGGGACCATAGTCTTCTTGCTTTCTCATCATAATACTGCGTAACTCATTAAGTATTACATCAACATCACTCGGATTTTTCATCTAACATCCTATTCATATGTATATCAAACTCTTCCATTGCTGCCTGAACTGCTATCTCATTACTAATAACTTCCCCTTGTCCATTGCTACTTGCTAACAATATTATACCTAACATAGTTAACATTTGTTTTGCATCTTCTGGTTCTTCATCTATTCTTAGATAGATATCTCGTAGTGCATTTAAGATATCTAACCCTTGTTCATCAGATACTGCTATGCCAACTAACTTTTTATTAGACCTTACATGTTTCCAAAAATCTTCAGGATTGTCCCAAACATTTTCTGATTCGCTCATCTATCCATTCCTTTCCTTCTTGCACAATGATGCTGTTTACATCATGTCCTTCTGGCATTTGCAGTAAATTAACATTGTGTAGTTCTCTGCTTAGTCTTTTGCCAAACTCTAAGCCAGCATTATCACCATCTGCTAATACAATTACTGTTTCAAAATCATCTAGTATCTTTGCATAGTATGGTCTCCAGTTATTAACTCCAGGTATACCAACTGATGGGTGTCCTGTCTTGACTGACAAAACAACTGTGTCTAGTTCACCTTCGGTTACACATATATAACTGCCTGCTGTTAGTACTACCTGTGCATTAAACATTGTGGTCTTAGCACCAGGCATACCCATGTACTTAGGGTCATCATTGTTATTCATAGTTCTAAATCTTATATCTACTACACCTGATGGTGTGATGTAAGGGATTACTAATCTATTTCTGTAAGTC